ACAATTTCTTGTATTTCCATACGGCAAATATAAAAATATTTTACCGAATGAAAAAACTTTTTTAATTATGGACTGCCTAAAGTGTCGGCAATATACCTTCCAATCCTCTGAGCGAGGGTTTGGGTAGTGACTTGTTTCAACGATGGTGTCACGAATGGTTGAGCCTTTGTTCCCTTCTGTCCAATCTTCCTAGCGATAACATAAGCGAGTGACTTTGTGGCTGCTATCCTATCAGGTGACTGAGCAATCTTTTGTTGTACAGGTCGTTTATTTTGAATCCACTCGTAAATGTTTTTAATCGGTGGCATCTTACCCGCTCTCCTGCCATCTTCTACATATTGCCAATAATCCTCCATCAGAACAGTCAAACGATATCCGCTTTGCGTTCCTTTGATTTGTGGCTCAATAGACTGAGATAATGAACTTGAAGCGTTTGTCTTGTTAGTCCTTAATCGGTTCTGCATCTGAGCGATTAACTCATTGCCCCAATTTTGAACAATACGCAAAATGCCGTCATCTGCTGACGGGTTAAAATCTGAATACTCTTTTCCTATGTTCTCAAGAGAATCAGCCATTCAATTTACTTAATGCGTATTTGTGAAAATCTTTCAATCTGCTGATCCATCCACGACCAAAATGCTTGAATGAATCAAGCCCTCTCAAGAAGTTTACTCTGTGGTCGTATGACTTTAAGTAAATATAGTCCTCTCCTTTCATGATTATTAGGCGATTTAAGGCACTTAAAGTCTGCTTACCCACCTTCCCATCCACTGCGATGTTAAAACCCTCTGATACGATAAATTTCTGTAACTGCTTGGCTGCTCCATAAACACCAGAACCCCAAGCGAAATCAGCCCAAAACTCAGCGATAAGGTCTGATTCAATATCGTCTGCCTTTATGCCTTCCCAGTAGAGCTTGTAGATTGACTTCCAATCGTCATGACTCATCTCATAAAAACGCTTTATTGATTCTTCTGAATCTCCGTGTTGAGCTTTCCAAGCCGCCCACGTAATGCCTTTATTGGTATGAACACCTGAGCCATCAGGCACACAGTTTGATGATGCACTATCTTTTGAGTGCTTAGAAAGTCCGCCCTCCCAGCGGAGGATATAGTCAATATTTGCATTGTTTATGTCACCCATGATCTTGTATTTCTTTTTGTAAACGCTTGAGATACCACTCTGCTTTTTGCAGGTCTTCCATTCCGTTCTTACGATTATACCGCCACATATACTTAAGAGAATTGCCCCGTAAATAACCTTTAAATTCTTCATAACTCATTTGTGCTTTAATACATTCTATACATTCAATCTCCCCTGCATAGTGGGTAGGATTGTTCACGTTGTCAGCCATATATATCTAAACTCTTCGTATGGCAAATCTATATAAAAAGAATGAGAACCCTCACAAAACACTTGAGTCATCTCGTAAAATTGTGACGCTCCAACTACTTTTGTCAAGTCCAAAATACCCTGTTCTACAATCTCAACCTCTTGAGCTTCTGTTTCCAATCCTATCTGTTCGTAAATTGGATCAATCATGTCCTCGCGAAATATGTAATTCACCTCTATCTTCATCTTATCTTGTATGTAAAAGCGTTTACTTTATTTTCTTCCGTTCCGTCTTTTCTTATTCTCTCTGGGTGTAACTCTAACCATCTACCGCCTAAAGGCTTTGGACTTGCTCCACGTTCAACATGCCATCCTCCTTTGCCTCCGTTGTATTCTTCCTTATAGGTTGCAGTACGAACCATCAGGATGTCTTTAAGTTTTACCTTGCTTTGTGTGAGCCTTTCAACTGTGTACGTAAGTTCATGGTCTTCGTGTACGTGACCCATCCAAATCATATCAGCACCCTCTACAAAAGTCTGCATTCGGTTAAATTGAATTGTTCCCTTTGTCACTGGTCCGCCTCCACCTGAGCCGTGGAAATACTTGATGTTAAAATTCACCTTACTGTTGCTATTCTCACGAGCAAAGTTGTACACTATCCAACCTCCATACCCTCCAACCTCAACATTGGTATCATTGGTTGAGTTTAGCCCATATACAAAGCGTTCAATCACATCTGTTTCCTGTCGCTTCAAGATGTTGGTTTCATGGTTGCCATAACCTACTACCTTGATAAGGTGAGCATAAGGACTAAACCACTTGACCGCATCATTAACAACGGCATCTAAATAATTTGCCTTGTTGTGTTCTGGTCGGATGTCGCTTTTGTTCTTACGAGGGTCATACGCCCCCTGCATTAAGCAAAATGTGTCACCATTAAGCAATATGTCCGCCCCGATTTCTTTGGCTTTTTCGAGATGGTTTCGCAATAGGTCACGGTCACACTTTGGATTGTCCCAATGGGCATCACTGATGAGTAATACTTTTTTAGGTGCGAATGTGTTTCTGAGGATGTGTACATTTGTTTTCATAGTATTAAAGCCAATACAAGCAAAGCAAACTGAACAGCGTTTATTTTTTGTAGTGTTTTGTTCTTGCTTTTCACATGGCTAATGGTTTTTTCTTGGGTAGATATGATTGCAGCCTGATTCATTATCTGTGTTGAATCTTGCTTGGCTAACTTGATATAAAGCTCTTGCTTCTTTCTGCACTCATGCAGTTCAATCAATCGCTTGTTAATCTCTCTTATCGTGCTGTCTGAGAATTGAGAGGATGCTCTCTGTGGTGTTAGCACTACTAATGCTATCAGAGTAAATGTTGCGGAGCGAATCAATTTCTTTGTCAACTGCATAGATTTCTCTAATTATAATGACTCTACTCGTATCACGTTGGTATGTCGCAGTAGGACTCGAGGTAGGGCGTGTTAATAGTAAAGCTAATACCATGCCCAGCAACAACGTCAGTACGGGAGTCAAAAAAGGGTTCAGCGTTTCCGCTAACCACGATCTCAAAGTCTGCATCAGTTACGTTTCTTTTTAATAGTGTTACAATGTCGATGATTATTCCTGCCGTGTCAGATAGCACTTCAATTGTGTTAGAGCTGCTTTCAAATTGGCGATCCATTACAAGCATAGAGAAGTCATAGTTGACCGCCTTCTGCTCAGTGTTAAACGTGAAGCCATTTGGAACTAACCACACAAGAGGATAGTATTTAACTTCATCAACTGCGAAGTCAAACTCAGCCCCTACTGCGAACTTTCCCACCATTTTGTGGCTTTCCGCTTGGGTTTTTATCTTTTCGATGATTTGGTTGAGCGTCATACTTTTTTAATTTGGCTTCGTTTTTCAATCGCCATTTATTTTTTGTAGTCATCAGGGAAGTCATAATTGTAGAAGCAGTCATCATCCGTACCCGGTAGATACATGCCTCCGAAATAAGCCGTGTTCTGTGGGCGTATTACATCAAAGCCCGTACCAGGATTCAAATACTTCGGGTAGATAGTTGGATTCTCCTTGAGGAAATCTCTCAATCGCTCCGCATAGTATTCAGCCTTATCTCTGTAACGTTGCTCTATCTGAGTCAATTCTCCTGTTGTGATAGGTGTTGCGTTTTCAGAGTTGCGAGATGATACTGACTTGTTCATAAACTTAAAGGTCATCGGCAACATTGACTCCGTAAGGCTGTAATACTTCAAACAAGGTGCAATGTAACTATCAAGTAAAGTGGTGTTATCGCTTGTTAGTGTACCGTTATAAGCCTGATCTTGCAGCTCATCGTATATACCCGACCCGATCACATCTCTAATGTAAATCTCTTGAGCCTCCTTTATTGCCGCTTTTAAAAGCTTTGGATCAACATTTTCGTTGATGGGTGAGTTGTCCTGTAAATAGGTCGTGCTGATAAAATATACAAAGTTAGCCATTGATTCTTCTTCTTAATAGTTGTGGTTGCCAAATGTGACGGCAATAAGGAACGTGAGTAGTTGTGCCTTTAATGGTCATCCATCCGCCTCGTCTTTTCCAAGCTGAATATCCTGGATCATTGTACTCTCGTGCAAGTATCACAGAAATTTGGTCTATTTCTTCTCTTGTATAAACTCGGTTGAGTCTAATCATCCTCTGACAGAAATCTCTTGATGTAGGCAACAAATCTCCTCCGCTTATACCTGGAGCTTTCTCGTAAGTGTAACGAGTCACAATCTCTGTTCCAACATTGCTATTTTCAAGAGTGGTTGTTCCCTCAGGTGTGATTCTGAAACCATCCTCGACAGATTCAATCAAGCCTCTCTGTGCCATATCATCAACCTCTCGCATTATCTCCTCCACAGGCTTCTGAATGTTGTTAGAGAGCGTTTCTAAGGTGATACCCTCGTTACTATACAACCACTGCAAAATCATTGCTTGTAGAGCATCTCCGAACTCCAAGGGTACAGCCTCAAAATTGTCAGCATCTTCACCGAACTCAGCAAACACTTTTAAATCTTTTTCATCATCCCATCCGAAAGGATTCTCACAAGATTCACATTTTACCTCTTTCGACATTGTGGTGGTTGCTGACATACCTAACTCGATACGAGCCTCATCTCTGTCGATGATGCCTTTCTCAAATAATTGAACGTAGTCAAGTCCTATCGGTGGCTTGTTCTTAGTTTTGAGCTTTACAGGTGTGATGTATTTGAAGATAGAACTCAAGGCTCTATCCATCTGTGTTTGTCTTGGCTCAATGTAGGAAGTTTGGAACGCCTCAAACGCTTCAATCAACTCGTTACGCCCTCCAAGTTGCCCCTCTGTCTTGATACCGAAAAGCATCGGAGAAGTAACTCGGTGAGCCATCAAAATCTCCTCTTGTACGGTGTTGTTAAGGATATCAAACTGTTTATCAAAGTCAGAAGGTGCAAGGTTGTTAACTACTGAAGGAGTTTCATTCGGATCGTTGAACTGAATGATAATACTTCCAGCGTTATCTGTTCCGCTAAAGTTGTCTTTAAATCTTCTAATTGTCTGACGAGCTTCTTCAGGTGATGGAATGCCTTTAAACAATTGTAAAAGCGTCTGAGCAGAAAAGCCTGATTTGATGCTGTTCAAATGGAAGTTGGCAATCTCTGTGTCTATTTCTATGTACTTAAGAGCTGATTGGTATGGAGCTGTTGGATACTCGCCACATCCTGCCTTGTACATCTTGAAATAATACACTTGCTTAGATTCTCTCGTGTTGGGATTCCAAGCGTAATAATGGTCAGGCTTTACTTTTCTATCACTCCAATCCTCAGCGTATAGATAATGACCATCTAACGAGTGACGTACATTCTGAAACGGCAAGTGATAAATCTCTGCTATCTTGGTTTTTGCTTTGTTCCAAATGATTTCAAGAGCGAACCCATCAAACAATTCAAGGTCTTGAGCGATCTTGTTTTTAAGGCTGTCAAAGTCCTCGTATGCGTTAATTGAGTCAAGAGCATCGTTTGCCTTTGCAATGTCCTCTGTGTTGTATGCGATTATTTCTGTTTTATCACCGGCTATGAAGTCTGCCTTTTGAGTAACAATCGCTCCGTGCTTTGGTGAGCTATTAAACAAGTCAATCAACATCTGAGGGTAAGCGTTATCCTGCCCATAAGTCAAGAAGCCTTTTGCTTTGTTCTCCTTGAAAATGGGGATTTTGCTTTCCGCAAAGTTGATCCGTATGAAGTTATTTTCCATCTTTTTTATCTTTTGCAAATATAGAACCCACACCAGCAACGATGAACGCCCCTGCCTCTGTGAGTGTTGCTTTGTTTATTCCAACTAATATCAATGAACCTGTCACGAGTAGAACACCCAAAGCCGTCGTTTTCCAATTCTTAAATACTCTATCTATCATTTTCCAAATCTTAACTCTAACAATGAATCGTTAATCTTCCGCATCCGCTTCAATTCCAAGGTTGCACTATCGCACAACTTTTGACTTTCCTCTATCTGCTCCGCTACTTCATCCTCTATGGTTGGCTTATCAGTTGACAATGCCAAGATAATTGCTAATATTCCTATTGCTAAAAGCCCTTTCATATTTTACCTAATGCTTTGTAGATTTTGATTTCAGTCACCAATGCAGAACACAAGGAGTCTTGAGTTTTTAACATAGCCGACATTTTACGAAGTTCTGTTTCACATTTAATCAATCGCTTCTCACATTGAGCCGTTGCAAGGTTGCTCTGACGCTCTGCTCTTATGTAAAGGGCAGTCACGACAAAAAGCAAAAGGTAGGTAATCGCCTTCTCGCTGTTCTTGGTGAATTGCTCAAATGTCACTGGGAATCTCATTGAATAACTTCAATATTTCCCGTGCCATAAATCTCCTCTAATTTACCGACAACCGCATTTATCAGCAATGTTTCAGCCGTTTCAGTTTTGTAAGATTGTTCGGTTAATTCGGCTT